CCTTAGATTTCTTTATATTATCGTTCGTTTTTTCTTCAGTTAATTTAATTAATTGTTCTTGCTTTCCTACAACTTTTTCTAAGTTATTTACTTTAATGCGAGTGGTTCTTAAAATACGAGAGAGTTTACCAATCTTACTCTCTTCACCCAGAGCAGGACCATCCTTTCCGAACACTGCCGATGAGACATTCGTGACATTTAGTTTTGGTGTTTGCTGCCCTAAGTTAGATTCCACTCTTTTGCTGTTGTGCTTTTAGGTTTTCTTCTTCAATATATTGCTGTAATAATGTTAAGTAAATATCCCTCTCCCATGGGATCATATTTTCAATCTCTGTTAATGAATATTTATGATGCTGAATCAAGGCAAAGTTAATCTTAAAGTATGACTCAAGATTCGTATGAGCCATACTTAACTGAAAAAAGCTGCTAACCCCTCAAGAACAACTTCGGATTCGACACCGGTCTTTGGATTTTTGACTGCAATTGAATGTGATAATTTAGGCATTGTGGTAAAGAACTTCTCAATCTGCTTGAACTGTTTAGTGTTCATTTGTTCTACGAACTCATTAAGTTCTTTCTGAGTGCAGTCCTTTGCCTCCCAACTTTCCTCTTGTGTATAGACTGCTTCTATACAGGAAGAAATCATCGATAAGGATTGTGCAACATCTCCGGTGTTTGTTTGATTCACTTCAAAATTATTTTCAATGAATTGGTCCAGTGATGGATATGCAAGTTTCATTGAAAGTTCACTATCAAGTTTGATGATATTCTTATGTCCTCTAGTTTTCTTGACTTTGATATCATCAATGTTGATTGACATTTCAACCTGAGTTTCACCATCATCAGGGCAAGTCACATTCACTTCCACTGTTTCACCAACTGACTTTGCACGAATATTCAGAAACAGATATTCCATATCAAAGGTTGCTAAAGATTCTACCTTGACATCCTTTGTGATTAGACAATCAGTAATAATTTGAATGATTGCACTGGTAATCTGATTCATATCCTCAGATTCCATTGCCATGATAAGAATTTTTTCTTCTCTTACAAGAAAAGGTCTATATTTAATCTTCTTTCCGGTAGAAGGCAACACCAACTCATAAGTCGGTGTATTAATCTTGGGTAAAGGCATCGTAATTAAGAAAACACTTCAGTGATTTTATTTATAGAGTTATCTTGAGATACCTCTTGTTCTATCAGGGAAAATTCTATCAAGTTCATTATATGCTGCAGTCCTATCTCCACCATGTTGTCTTATAAGTCTTCTAAGAGTTAATTCTCTACTTAATCCTCCACCAGTTTGTGCAACTTCTTCAAGTTGTGCTGATCTAGGTGTTGATACAAGAGGTGCTGCTGGTGGTGGTGCTTCTTCTCTTTCTGCATGATCTCCAGCATTTCTTCCGTAGTAATCAATATCACTAGTTTGGAAAGGAATTGATTCTCCATTAAAGAAATCAATACTGGTATCAAAATTACTATAATCACCAACAAGATCTAAACCAATATCTGTGGTATGAGCATTAAAGGCTGCAGCATTTGCATTAGGCGGAGTCGTATTTTTGCGTGTATCATTTGCCACACGAGGAATATCACTGAATCCACTCGAATTTGCTTTTCTGATAGAACCTTTGGGATTCACAATGTATCGATCATATGTAAATGAAACAGTAACTTTCAATAAATCTGCAGCACCATATGATACGGGAATTGCAGTCACTAATTTTGGAAATGCATTAATAAACTGATAATCAATCTGAGAGTTGAAATCTCTTTCAAACTTTGAGATGAACATCGTCTGAACTTTATAATTATCAGGATAGTTCATTCTCCTATAGTAATTCTCACTTAGTTCATTTAGTTCTGAACCACCAGCAATATAATCCATCCATGCCTCAAATATTCTCAGATTGAGATAGTTACTGTCAATATAGAATGTGAAATCAATATCAGTATATAAACGAGTATGAGCAAACTCCTGAGGAATACCCATGAAATTATCTCGAACCTCGCCAGTCGCAAGTGAACTTGTTGGTAGTGATGCCTCGGAACAAAGGAGACCGGTTTTTCTTGACAAGAAATTTCTCACATCTTCCTTAAAACCAATTCTATTCTGAATATAACTCATCAGAGTAGAATTTAATGTAGAGAAACTTACCATATAATGATTCGTCTGAGAGAGGTCACCCACCAACTCTCTCAAATTTTTCATTGCAAACTTTTTGACTATCCTGTTCGCCACTCTAAATACCTTACAAGGGTCTTACATTATTAGTTATTTAGATGTCTTATAAGGGAAAATATCGTCCATCACATCCAAACAAATATAGAGGAGATTATACCAACATTGTCTATAGATCTCTGTGGGAACTTAAGTTCATGAAATATTGTGATAGTAATGAGAATATATTAGAATGGGGAAGTGAAGAGATTGCTCTGCCATATGTCTCACCGATTGATAATAGATATCATAGATACTTTCCGGACTTCTATATTAAAGTTAGAGAGAAAGGTGGCAAGATTAAGAAGTATGTGATTGAAATCAAACCCAAGAAACAGTGTGTCGAACCCAAGGTTCAGAAAAGAAAGACAAAGAGTTATGTCTATGAGGTTTGTGAATATGCCAAGAACCAGGCAAAGTGGAAAGCAGCACGAGAGTTCTGTGAGGATAGACAATGGGAGTTCAAAATTATCACTGAAGATGAATTAGGTATCAGATGAACCGCATCGAAAGAATCAAAGATAATATTATTGGAATGACTGATCCTGAGGATAAGATGATGGAAATCATGAATGCTCTGAGTGGAACTGTGACTCCTGTTCCTGATGCCGGTGGATACTATACTTTTGTTTATACTGCCAAAACACCTAACATTAAATATGATCAGCATCCATTAGTTGCCTGCACAGGAGTTTATCAATGGGGATTTGTTGGTATCAATGTTCATTGGGGTCAATCTAGAGCATATACATGGGCAGAATTAGCAGGACAACTTTATATTGTTAGTATTGAAGAGTTTGATGATTTGAAAAATATTAATTATGCTAAGTTCGTGCCCTAAATAAATAGGGAAACGAAGATAGTCATGTAATGGCAGCTGTAAGTAATCGTAAAAAATTCAGTCGAACTCGTGGAAAAGAAGTTCTTCGTTATCCACTGAAGATGTTTGCGGAAGGGACTGATTATCTGCAGATTGATATGTTGGATTATGTTCCTGTGGGTCAAAGTGGGGTAAATCAAGAAACTCAGAGAGAACGCTTTATAACGAATCCGAGAGAGGGATTCAGAAGAAATACCAATAAACAACCTTTGGGCACGGTTTTATTGCCAATACCCGGTGCTATTCAAGACAGAAATGCTGTTAATTATCAGGATGATAGCATGAATAGTCTGGTGGGTGCTGGAACTGGTGCTTTAACGACTTTTATGCAAGATGGTGGAAAAACAGTGAGCACTTTTCTCACCACAGGAAAATTTGAAGCAGGTGATACTGGAGATAAGTTAAAACAAGCTTTCGATGATTCTGGACTTTCTTTTGAGAGTGCCAGACAACTGATCACCAAAGCATTAGCCGGACGAGCACTTAGTATCTTTGGTGGAAATGTTAGTTTACAAAATTTGGTAGCAAGATCTCAGGGACAGATTTTTAATCCCAATATGGAGTTGCTGTTTAATTCTCCATCACTGAGAAACTTCAATTTCTCGTTCAAGATGACACCAAGAAGTGCAGACGAAGGTGAAGAAATTAAAACCATAATTAGATTCTTTAAAAGAGGAATGGCTCCTAAGGCAGATGAAAAAGGTTTGTATTTAAATACTCCGAATGTTTTTGAGTTGAGATATCGTCAGGGAAACGGAGAACACAAGTTCTTACATAGATTCAAACAGTGCTTTATGACTGATATCTCGGTCAATTATACAGCAGAAGGAGTATATGCGACTTATAATAATGGCACACCGGTTTCCATGATAATGAATCTATCATTCAAAGAAGTCGCTCCAATTTATGATATTGATTATGAGAGTGAACTTGGATTTGCTGGACCATATGCAGACCCAAATGATGCAATTTCCAGAGAAACGAACACAGGATTTGGAGGAGTAGGATACTAATGGGATACTTCAGAGAACTACCAGAACTAGACTATCAGTCATTTCTATCTGATAGTGATTCATCTTCAAACTATCTGAGAGTCAAGAATCTTTTCAGGAGGTGCAAACTTCGTGATGACTTACAGAATATTTTTACCCTTTTTAATAAGTATGAAATTGTAGAGGGTGCAAGACCCGACACTGTTGCAGAGGAAATATATGGTGATGCAGAATTAGATTGGGTCGTTCTGATGACTGCCGGTATCATCAATGTTAGAGATGAATGGCCACTATCAGACAGACAGATTTACAATAATTCTTTCGAACTTTATGGTGATCAATTGACTGAAGTGCATCACTATGAGACCAGAGAGGTCAAAGATTCAAATGGCAGATTGATTCTACCCAAAGGTAAAGTTGTTGATTCTACCTTCAGAATTCCAGATCCCGATACATATACACAAACAATATCTCCGATTGATGCAATCACTAACTACGAATATGAAGTCAGAAAGAATGATGCCAAGAGATCAATTTATCTTCTTAAAAAGTCATATCTCCAACAATTCCTGAATGATATGCGTAGAGAAATGATTTACTCTAGATCATCTGAATATGTGAATGAGAATCTGATTAGAACAGAGAATACTAGAGTCACCACGGCATAAAAAAAGAGGTCCGAAGACCTCTTGTAATCATTCTGCCAGTTTGGCAAAGTAGGACAGCGTATCATCATCGTCATCATCGACTGATGCAGTCGGTTTCAGACTGCTCAGTTCATCACGGAGGTCCTCGGTGAGTTCACGAGTAGAACCGCGACCTTCACTCTCGTCCTCAAGTTCTTCATCGACAGCAGCACGACGAGTAGTGGTATTACCCAGAACATAGTCAAGACGCTTCTTCAGTTCATCATAGGACTTGAACTGGTCAGGAGCAACGAGTTCTGCAAGAGAATACTCCTTCTTCCAGATTGCTTCCATTGCGTCATCGTCGTCCAGGAGCGCGTCCTGGCGTGCAAACTCGGAAGAGTCGTAGTTACGGTAACCGGCAACATTCTTTGCCTTCAGCTTGAAGTTAGCACCCTGCCAGAAGTCAAACGGATCGATTGCTTCCTCGTCTTCGAACTCGGGTTGCATTGCAGCAGTGAGTTTGTCGAAGATCTTCTTACCGAACTTATACAGGAACACCTGACCCTCGTTAGAAGGATTAGCAGGGTCTTTCACGACATAGATGTTTGCCACATAAGTCAGTTTACGCTTCTGCTTACGCGCAGTCTCTTTGCCTGCATCTGTGCCATTGTTCCACAGAGAGGTGTTGTATTCAGAGACAGGATCTTTCTGATTAAGAGTGGTGAGAGAGTTCTCAATATACCATCCACCAGGACCTTGAAAGGCATGGGAATAGAGTTTCACGAACGGCAGATCCTCGCCGTTGGGAGCAGGAAGGAAACGGATAACGGCATAACCATTGCCGCCTTTATCACACTCCAGTTTCCAGATACGGTCATCACCAGTGGTGCTGCCGTTGTTATTCATTTTCTCGACTTCCTTGACCAGTTTGGCGGTCAAAGAACCAAGCTTAGATTGCTTCTTAAGGTCTGCGAAAGACATTTGGATTACCTCGGATTAGTTTGGATTCGTTGGATTTACTTGGATAGTATAGCAAGGATTGAGTTGCTAGTCAACATACAATTTCAAGTTTTTAATCGTCTGAGTCATGGTTTCAAAAAATGTATTGACATTGGTGTTGGGAGGGAATCCCATCAAAATCAGCGACTTTTGCAACTCCTCTTTCATTTTGATCGCTTGTGGATCATCGGAAAGAGATAGTCGTGTGTACATGAGTTGTTGTTTTTCTAACAACTGAGTCATCTTTTCAATGTGTTCATTTTTTTCTTCGACAGATAGTGTAGGAAAAGTCGAAAGTTCTTGGAAGATATCAGTTTGTAATTCATTAATAACTTCTAGTTCTTCTCGAACAATTTCAGAGTCAAAAAAACTCATACTACTCTTCTCCTTCCTCTGTGATTTCTTCAGTTGGTTCTACCTCAACTTTACTAGATTCAATTTGTTCTAGTACTTCAATAGCACCCAGTAGTTTATAACGAGTGTTAGTAAGAGTGGTCAAATCTGCATTAATTTTGGTGAGTTGCTCTTTCAAATTTTCAAGAACATCATTATTTTCAAGTGCCATTGTTAATAATCTCCTTCAGAATTTTCTTATGGTTGAACACATCAATATTTAGAAAGGGAATATATTTTCTAATTTTCAAACTTACGGATTCCCACACCGGATCATTTAACTTCTTATCAAAGTTTTTTGAGAAATGGAATATGATTTCGTAGATTGCCAAGGTTTCTAGAGAGATACTCCCGCTTAGAAATCTTTTGAGAATTTTTGGGTGTCCTTTCGAACAATCGAATAGATTCTCTAATTCGTTCTGAGAGAGTAATTCGTTGCTTTGTTCTTTGAACAAGTAAGTCAAACTCTGTTGGCGTTTCATCCAATCGGCGTATTTTCTTTCGCCAGAATTGATAATTTCTCCAATCCATAGGTTTTGTGGGTTGTCAGTGGAAACAAAATTGGATACTAAAAAATCTACGACTTCTTTGTCCGAATACTTACGGGAAGTTTTCTCGAACCAATACTTATCCCTCCTTTTATTGAAGGATGCCATTGAAGCACGGGTCTTTGCCCCATACTTAAAGAAGTCGTATTTTGGATTTGTGAAATGATTTTTGAGTGACAAATAATGTTGATAGGTTTCAAAAGGTGTCACGGTCATAGAGGTAGTTTTGCTCTCGAAGTTTTCTTCATGAAATTCAGACTGATAGCATCATACTTCAATCTTTCTTTCAGTGGTTTAGAAATCAATTTTGTCACTGAGTCTACCTCAATACTATTGATTTCGCAATAGTAGCAGATGGCATCAATGTAGTTCATGCCTTCTTTTGCTACTATATTTTCTATTTCCATAGAAAACTTAGATGGCGTTAGAAATTTACTCTCTAATGCTTGTTCTAGTTCTTTATTTGTTTCCATAGAGTTCCAGTTTATCTCCAACAAATTTTCTAATGTATTTGCCGAGAAGTTTGATGTACTTTGATTTGTCTCGTTCTTCATAGACGACGCATTCTCCATTTTCACATGCCATAATAATTACAAGTTTTTTGACGGAAATCCCTGTCAGTTCATACAACATACAGCCATACGCCATACATTGGACGAAATAGTGATCGATCCACTCTCGTGGTTTTGGTTTTGCAGATGTCTTAAAGTCGATTATTGCTAACTCACCGTCGTATTCAGCGATGCAGTCAACCGTTCCGGCAATACCTAATTGCTTACTGTAGAGAGATCCCTCAAGGGCGTGTATATTATTTATATTCCTTAATTTATGCTTAGAAATCTTAAACAAGAAGTCAGAGATAGGTTGAACTTTGGGTAGTTCTTCATTCTTAAGGAAATGTTCGGTAAGAGTGTGCATGTCCGTGCCACGACTGGTTGCCCTTTTCGTGATTCGATCTGCTTCTTCATTACCGACTTTTTTACGCCACTTAACAAAGATTTCTTTATTAAAATGACTCGTGATAGAAGTAATAGAAACTAACTTAAGTAGTTCTTCTTCATCTGGAACTGAATAATACCGGACACCATCTATAGTTTCCCTCTCAAGTTTGGGGAGATCAATATCAACATGATTAAACATTACATACCTGCTTCCATTTTTGCGACGATGTATTCTCTGACCAAACCTGAGCGAACAATGTCTTCTATTTCAAATTCAATAATATCAAAAGAAGGCATCTTTCTCAAGATGTTCATAAAATCCATAATACCATTACGATCATTGGTTTTTGTCAAATCTGATTGTCTGGCATCGCCACAGAAACAGATTTTACTATTCTCACCAATTCTTGTAATTATACTATCAAGTTCATGAAAATTCAAGTTTTGGAATTCATCAACGATAATAATTGCATTATCGAGAGTTGTTCCTCTCAGAAATGAGGTGCTCCAGAATTTGATTGTCTCTTGTGCCTTGAGGTTTCCATACAACATTTCAAAGTCAACATCGGATGACATCTGAAACATATACTTCACCATAGACTTGTATGGAATCTGATAGAGAGAGGATTTGTCCTCATGATCTCCAGGTAGAAATCCAATCTCGCGAGTGGCAATCAGAGATCTGACAAGATATACATTCTGATATGGAGTATTCTCATCAAGAACATCTCTCAGTGCATTGTAAAGGGTAATAAAAGTCTTACCCGTTCCTGCACATCCATATGCAACAATGTGTTTGTCACTATTGTATGAATCAAACAATCGTTTCTGATTGTCAGTCAGAGGTTCAATGTCCACCAGGTAACCAGCACCCAGTGGTTTTTTCTTTTTCATCCTCGTTGAGGTCATCCCCACTCCAATGGGCTCCTCTGAGGTCTTTTTTCTTCTTGGCATACTAAATCTTCTTTACTCTTGAACCAGGTGCTTGTTGTGCCTTACCGAGCACATCATTCCATCCGGGATTTCTGGCAACCAGTTTATCTTTCCATTCACCAACTTCACCAAACTTTGGTGCGTTTTCAGGGGTGTAGTATCTTTCCCAATCGGGATTATCCTCTTTCCACTGATCCCAGTCATGAATGCTCATTACGATATCTTTTGTTTCACCAGTTTCTTTATGTTTTACAGGATATGTTGCCATAGTTATAAATTCAAGATGAAAATATTTAGACCCATTCTAGGGCTTCGGAAACAGCAGGGAACTGCTCAACAAAAACTTCCTTACATGCATGTGCAATGTCCATGTGCTCTTTCTGAGTTCCATGTGCAGAGCGTAGATTGATGTAATGAATCCATGAACGACACGATCCCGTCATGTAGATTCTGGTGGGCGTGCATAATGGGAGCACATTTCTTGCACATTCCTTTGCCACGCCACGCCCAAGCATCTGTTGATACAGCGACATCGAAGAGTCAAATAGAGTCTTCATTTGCATCTCCATTTTTTGAACCTCAAAAGGATCTAGGTCATCAATAGAGTTCTGACGGTTCTTATCATCCTGACGACGAAGTTCGGGCAGAGGAATCTTATCGAAACCTAGTAGAGATGAATCAGCATACCGTTGCGAAAATTCTTGATATGTGAAGCTACGATGACGTAAAATTTGAGCCGCGATGGCACGAGTGGTCTCAATCTCTAGAGTCATCGTGCTCTGCTCAAAGACAGACCAATGGTTGTGTTTGATGCAATACTTCAGCAGACCTGCATACTTTTCATTATTCTGATTTGATGGATTCGAAACCCTGGCAATATATGCCATGGTTTGTTCTGCATCAGGAGTCACACTTACAAGTTTAACAGTCATTTTTTACCAAATCCTTCGGGTTTCTTTCTAGTTTTTTTCTTTACTGATAGTTCCAGTAATTCAAGTTGTTCTCGCATGTATTCAAGTTCTTCACTATTATACATGTAATCTTGAGACATTGCTTTTTTAAGATCTCTGATTAGTTGTTTAGTATTCATCAGTCTGGATACCCATCATCATCGTTAAAAATCTCGTCATAATCACCATAATATTGTGGAGGGTCGTCAAAATTTTCCCTCTTGTCCACATAAGCACTGGTATCTGAATAAACTTCAGACTTGAGAGCATCAACAAGTAACTCTAGGTTTCTTACGATCAGTTTGAGTTTGTCTTTCTCCATAATACTTTGATGTTTGACCATATTATAACATAAAAAAAGAGGGGTTTTCAACCCCTCTGTGATTATTTGGAAAGAACTTTAATCTCTCCGTATATTAGTGAAAGGAATGCTACAGAACTTAGGGATACGATCCCGGCAATTTGTAGTGCTCCCATATCACTTTACATAAGTGCGACCGCGATAGCAGAAAGTGCCGTGAGACTCTTTTGCTGGTTTGCGAACTTCACACTTGACACCACGATATGCGGTGTGAGTGATCTGTGCGTCGTGAAGTGCAGATGCTTTGTTGATCTGCTTCTTGATCAGACTTAAGGTGTTCATTTGTCTTACTCCTAAAGTAGTTGGATTTTTAGGCCCGTTCCTTTAGTCGTTTGCGTCCCATGGACAATGTGGTGTTGCTTCTTGAATGGTTTCAACAAGTTCTACCTTGATTTCATTACTAATATGCTCATGAGCATCGAGACGACTGATTATTTCAGCAGCATCAGTGCAATTGATATCAGCATAAAGTAGTAAATCAAACATGGGATGAACGCTCCGTTCCGCGACTTACTTGCGTCTCACCGAGGTGAGATGAACGATGGGTTTATTATAACCCCTATAGAATATATATGCAAGTTATTTCTTCTTTTTACCCTTCGGTGGTTCGTATCCCCAGGACTTTGGATTAACTGTTCCATACCCAAAATCAATTCTCTGCACAGAACCTTTTCCGTACCTATCATAGTACATATCAAAGAGTTTTGATGTCTTACCACATCTAGTGAGATCAATGTATTCAACACCGTCTACGACATACCAAACTAATTTGGCATCTGTTGGAAGAGATTTATCATTTGCCTTTTCAAGAGTCGTTTTCTCTTGAAGAATTTGGCATCCGTAGTCAGATTCCCTTATGATTTTTTCTCCATGAGTGCTCTCTGGCATCGTCTCTTTTTGATCTACGGCTACTGTCATGCACGATCTCCCCAAACAATATCAGGATATGCTGCCGAAACAACATCTTTTGAGATGTTATATTTAGTTTCCAACTTCTTATCTTTGACCAGAGTCAGAATCTCTGCCTCTAGTGGATGAAGACCTTGAAGAATATTAATGAACATTGTTTCACGGCGAATGGCATTAATACCATCATTACCACCCTTGACAAAATGATAGAAATTCCTTGATTCTCTGCGAATAGTGGTATGACCTTGTTGATCACTAATACCTAAAGAAAAATTTCCAGTTTCATGCATCTTGCGAATGTCATTATCAATTTTTGTTGTTAGAGTTCCTGAATAAGTATTCTGCTCATCATATCCAACATAGGGTACTGTACCCTCTGGGAGAGCAGAAACAATTGATTCATCAAAGTTCCAAACAAAGAGTCTCCTCAGTGATGGATCATTATACTTCTTAAGGAAATCGATTTTCTTTGCCTTAGTTCTCGAACGAGATACCAAGTCAAATATTTCAAATGCCAATGGATTGTTTGGAAGATTATCAACTACAAAAGAAGTTGTCTTCTTTTTTCTCGTAGTTGTCTTCGCCTTACTCGTCGTCGTCGATTTCTTCGCTGTCGTCATGATAGTTTTCAAAATTAAATGCTATGACCTCATCTGGGATTAGGTTACCCTGTTCATCGAACATCTCGGGGTGAGGTCTTGGTACTTCCCGATAGTTCATCATATACTCTCTGGCAGTCCAACCTCCAATCAGTCCCACTATGAGAAACAAAACGGTTAAGAATGAACCGAAAACTAAACTTACTGCTAACATAGGTCTTACCTCGGGACTAATTTTTCTTCCTTAATGATAAGGAAAACTCAAAGTGAATGTCCAATTCTCTTTTAAAGATACATAGGACCTTACTCAGAACAATATGAATTTGTTTGGTTGGCTTCTTTTTCCTCCCGTTTAGTATGAATTCTAAACCACGGTTAACGTGACCTTGTGATTTATTTATGTTAAGATTTGATGACTTGTCTTTCTCTGAGAAACTTGATTGTATCAACACATCCTCCTATTTTATTTTCATCACAAATGACTTGAGGGAAAGTAGATCCCTCTCCAAATTCAGAATAGAACTCTTCTTTTGTAAAATCCTCATTCAGTTTTAATAATTGAAAATTAGTCCCTGTCAGTTCTAACACAGTTTTTACCTTATAGCAATAAGGACAATTTTCTTTTGAATAAATTTTGAAGTTCATACATTTGCGAAGGGTTACAGAATAATTTATAAGATAAAAAAGGGGGATTTCTCCCCCGATAGTATATTCACTCACCAACCTTTCCCACCACAGAAAGGATCTTCAGTCCCAAAGTTACAAGGATGCTGAAGACCTTGATATTATAAAGTGATTTCTGTCTGGTGTCAAGCACCATTGACGAACCTGGTTAAATATGGTAGAGTTGAGCACATCTAGACGATTACATATGTCGATAAGTTTTGATGACCTGACTGGGAAGAAACCTCAGCAACAACCACCACAGCAACCACAAGACGAATTACTTTCGTTATTTCCAACACCAGTTCTTATTGCACAGTATCCGCTACCATATGAGAAGGAGTTAGAATATATTCGGAATCTTCCCTGTCGTAGAGAGAACAAGGGTGGAGATGCTGGTAATAAGATTCACTATAACAGACAATCAGAGAATACTTTTGTATTGGATGAACCAGAACTCGCCAATGTCAGAGCATTCATTCAATCCAAGATCTTTAAGTTTGCGCGAGAGGTGATGTGCTCTAAAGATGAAGTGGTGATTACTCAATCCTGGATCAATAAGTCTGGTAAAGGTGAGTCCCACCATGAACATGTGCATCCTAATAGTATGATTAGTGGTGTCTGGTATCCTGTTATCAATGAACAACTGCCACCAATTCAGTTCCGTAGTAGAGCACAACGGGACATCAGTCTGTCTAACGATAA